CAGGAGAGCACGGAGACGTCCACTTGACATTCCCAAATAACGTTGTTATTGGTATCAAGCGTGATGTAACTGTTTACCGCTTCTTCTGGCCAAAGAAGGACTCAATCGAATATACAATGTATACTCGCGTGGGTACCCAAATTGAGCAGGCAGATGCATGGGTAGTCGTAAAAGACGTTAAGGTTGCTTCTTAATTAAATAAGAAATAACTACCGAAAGGCCCCCAATTAATTTTGGGGGCTTTTCATTTTAATTTTATAGTGCTATAATTTGTATACATACCAAAGGAGTATATATATGTCATTTGACACACTTAAGGTCAAGGAACTAAAGACATTAGCAGCGGACTTCGCAGTTGATGTTGATGGCCTAAAAAATAAAGCAGATGTTATTGCAGCCCTAACAGAAGAAGGAGTAACTTGGTCAGTATACCAAGGCACACTTAAAAACATAGAGAACGCAAAAGAAGATGCAGATGAAATTCTTCCTAGACTAGATCCAAATCAAAAGCTTGATGAAGATATGGTTCTTGTAAAGATGGATCGACCAAACTACAGATATGATGCACTTGGATTTACATTTACGATTGAGCACCCATTTGTAGCAATGAAGCCAGATTTGGCTCAAGAAATTTTTGATAAGGAGGAAGGGTTTAGATTGGCTACACCTAGAGAAGTACAGGAGTACTACAACTAAGCCTAATACATGGCAGAGATATACATAAACACAAGCACGGCAGCAACAACAAAACTTTACGTAAAAGGTGAAGCTATAACGCCAACATCATCAGTAGTTGTAAAATTTTATGACATAACTGGCGATCCGCTTGTTTCTCCACAGATTAATCCTTCATCAATTATTGCAACTGTAACAGCAGAAGCAAGCGAAGTTGATCAAGGATCGTTTGGTGTTTATCTACCAGTCCAGCATGCAACAAGAAATAGAAAGTTTAAGTTAGTATGGGATTGGCAGTTCAACTCAGTTGCATACTCAACTACAACCTACCTAGATGTTGTCACTCCATACGTTGATATTCAAGAGGCAGCTCAAGAGATGGGTCTTGGTTCAGATGCAAATGATCCAAGTCATAGAACATACCAGGAATTAAAGCTAGCTGAAAGGTATGCTAGAAATATAATTGATGGACATACTGGTCAGAAGTTTTATTTACATGATGACAGATTCTTTACAGTAGGAAGTGATTCAGACACACTTGCAATGCCTAAAAAAATAAATCGGCTACATACGCTACATGCCAATGATGAATTGCTTATAGACAATATCAATAACATTAACAATGTTGGAATATCTGTTGAAAATACAGTAAGTGGTTTTGGAATAAGAGCAAGCCATACATCATCATTAGACAATGATGTGTATATTGCAAATGGAATGGTCCCGCCATCTATTAATGATTTATCTCCAAATATTTTTAGAAGATCAAAGTCGTACAAGGTTTATGCAAGATTTGGTTGGGACTACGTTCCAAATGAAGTCAGAGACGCAGCAGTTGAGCTGATGAAGATGTACTTTGCAAAGGATCGTGTCTGGAGAGAAAGATATGTTAAAAAGATATCTACAACAGACTGGGACTTTGAATATTCCTCAGAAGCATTTGGTGGCACAGGATCATCTTATGCAGATAAACTTTTAGCCGATTACGTTATTACTCAAATGGTGATTGTGTAATGTTTGATTTAGTTGATGGTTTAATGACCATGAAAATGGATGTCTACCGTCAATCAGAACGGCAAGATTCAAACACTGGTGCAATGATTAGAGAATTCTCTTATATAAAAACAATAGATTGTTATGCTAGAGGAGTTATTACAGAAAGCCGAAATAGGTCTAACGATAACCAAAAGTTTTCAAACAAATATTCTAATAATCAATATATAGAAGTAAGAACATCTGATAGGCTAACTGCCAGAGATAAGATTAAAAACATTGTTGATGCCAATGGCAAAGCCATTTGGTATGAATTGAATTACCCAAGTGATACAGATACTGTATTTGATGTGATAGGAACAACTCCAATAGCAGATCCATTTGGAAATGTAGTTGGATACAACTCATCACTACAAAGAGCGGAGAATCAGCAAATTGGCATCTGAAATTTTAGCAATTAGAGCGGCAAGCGGGCTAGTTAATTTAATGTCTAACAAGCCAGTTAGTGGTGCAATAAGAGACAGTACTGTTGCACAAATATCTGCAGCCCTATTTTATAAAACAAATGTGATGGCAAAATTGGCATCTAATCCACAATTTCAATCCGCATTTAGAAATGTAATATTTGATCAGCTTGAAGTTGATTTTGGAGAGTATGTAGATGCAAAAGCAAGAACATCTCCAAAGTCTTTTCACCATGTTTATGAATGGGGTAGGATTGGCCAAGACGAGGCAAGACTATTTAAATTAAAAAAGTTGCCAGTAGATGGACTTTCTTTAAAAGTTAACTATGAGCTAACTGATTCTAAATCGTTTGTGCCAGCTGAAAATTCTAACAACAGACACGTATTTGTAAAAAAAGCTTCTGTGATGGAAGAGGGAAAAACTGTAGTGATTGCACCTAGATTTTCAGAAAGACTAGTATTTGACATAGATGGCTACACAGTTTTTATGCCAAAGGGCGAATCCGTTACGGTTAGAAAACCAGGTGGAGCTGCAGTAAAAAACTCTTTCTTTTCTGCCTACAGATATTTCTTTACTGGTCAGCTAGTTAATATGTCTATAAAAAAATCGGGATTCCAAAGACTTTTTAATTCATCATTATCTAGAGCATTAGGAGTTCCAGCACAAGTTAAGACAGTTAAATATAGCTTCTCTGCAAATCAATTAGCAAACGAAGCGGATGCCGCTACATCAGCAGCATTTGCGAGGTTAGCAAATGGCTAATTATAAATTAGATGCGATGTTTGAAATAAGAAAGTTCTTGTGGAGCAGACTTACAGCACTTGATATATTTAATCAGGAAGACTATTACTCAGACAACTTAAATGAGACTCTTGTTCCAATTGTTCCAGTACAGCAACAGCCAGAAATGAATCAATTCTTGAGCGGAAAGAAGCACATAGTCTACGATAAGATAGGAATGTCTTATGAGAACAACTGGATGATATGCTGCGAACAAATCCTATTAACCCTATATTCACCAGATCTCCTTGATATTGTTGAAATAAGAAACTTCCTAACTGATGAGTTTAGAAGAATGGATGAGTCTGCCAAGGATGTCAATAAATGGGCGGGGCTATCAGATAAATTTAAATTCCATAGTATACATATAGCAGAAATATCATCTACATCACCCTCAGAAGAGATACAGGGATTCTATGCCTCAGATGTAATATTAGAGGTAAAATACTCAAGAATAACAAATGGGCAGGGAAGGTTTGCCTAGTTTGCCTTTTATAAGCTAGTAGAGTAAAATTAGAACAGAGGAAAGGGCCTAGCCAGCCAAATATATATATATTAATTTCATGAAATGAAGGAGAAATAACAATGGCACAAAAAGTCGGTAATGAGAAGAATATTCTCGTAGGAGCTTCACCGCTATTCCTGTCTGTAGACGATTCTACAACTCCAGGATACGACAATAGCATGGAAGCAGGTTTAGCAAATTCAGGAACAGCAGCAACAGGAACTGGAGCAGCAAAGGTTGCACCATCCACACTAGTACCAGTTTTTGCATCAGGAGTATCTTATACAGATACTTTAAATGCGGCAACACCAAATAAAGAAGGTGGCGTAACAGCAGCAGCATATCGTAACGTAGGTTACACAAACAATGGTCTTCAGATCAGCTATCAGCCAACATATGACTCAGTAACTGTTGACCAGTTGCTAGATACAGCTAAGCTATTTAAGTCTGCTATGCAGGTTCAAATTTCTACAGAAATGGCAGAAGGTACTCTAGAGAACATTCTTGCAGTATTTGGTCAGAAGTCAAGCACATTGACAGAAAAAAAGGGTGGAACACCAGAAGCAGTTCTAACAGGACTAGCAGCAGAAGATCACCTTGGATTAGAAGCAGGTGCACTTGGTTCAGCTCCAACAGAGCGTCAACTAATTGCAGTCGGACAAGCCCCAACATCAGAGGCAACTGCAGCTGAGCGTGTATATTATGCACGTCGTGTTTTGTCTGTTGAGCAGTCACAGTTCTCTTTGGCTCGTACAGCAGCAACAACATTTCCAGTAACATTCCGTCTTCTACCATCAGGTGAGCTAGATCACATAGGTTCAGAATACGGTAAGATTATTGACCGAGTTCTAAAAGTTTAATTATATTAATAATTAATACTAAAGCCCTCAAGAAATTGGGGGCTTTAGTGTTGTATCCGTATAATGGTTATGCTATAATAATTTAGACGATCCTTAAGGAGGATAAATTGGCAACAACAGTATATGATGTAGAAGAGATTGAACTACAAAGCGGAGC